GGACCAGGACATGGTGAACCAGCAATGTTTGATCCAGAGAATAAAAGAGGTAAGTTAATTGACAAACGTAGAGAAGAGCACAAGGCAAGAAGAGGTGTTAAAGGTGCAAAGGTTCCTGCATATAAGAGAGAAGAGGTTGAAGTAGTTGATGAAGCAACTCGTCTTAAGAAAGAGAAGGGTTATAAGAAGGGTGGTAGTGATGATAAAGCACTTAACTATGTTAAAAGTAAGATCCGTAAGGAGTATGGTAAACCAGAGGGACAACGGAAGAAAGAAAAGGGTGTTAAATCTACTGCTGGAACTGGTAAGTATCTAGAAAGAGCAAAGTCTAGAGCAGCGTACAAAGCAAGAGCCAAGAAGGCAGGTTTTAAATCTACCCAAGACTATACAGATACTGTAGCACGCTACGGTAGTGAAGATAATTATAAAAAGGGTAAAGGATTGGGAACATGAGTCTCCCAGAAATTCCTTATGACCCTTGGTTCCATGATAAACCACACCCACATGATTCAATGCCAATAGCAACAAACGATCCACTTGATACTTCCCCGTCAGAGATTCAACCACCTGGCGTAGACGAAGAAGAAGATGTAACGATACATGAAAAGATGTATCGTATAGCTACATCTAAGTACAATCCATTTGCTGTTGGTGGATCTGAGACATTGGGAGGACATAAGAATGATAAGTGAGAAGAAGGATGGTCTCTGGGATAACATCCGACAAAAGAAAGCAAGGATGAAGGCAGGATCTGGTGAGAAGAAAGCAAAACCAGGTGACAAAGACTATCCTAAGACACTTAATGTAGAGCAGTCATATAATAATATGGCTAATAAACCTGGTGCTGCTAGTCTAAATTTTGGTTTTAAGTTTGGTAAAGGATCAAATCAAAATAAGTATCTTAATCTAAATGTTGGTGGGCAAGAGGTTGCAGGTGTTAGGTCAACATCATCTACTACAGGAAGATCTCCATCAACAGCTGTTTCTCAGGGGTTAGCTGGAATTGGTAATCCACAGAATGATGAGTTCTTTAAAGCTTGGGCTGCTAAAGAGGTTGCTAAAGAAAGAAAAATAAAATCAAACATTAGTTATACAGGTGGACCTAATAGTACTAGTTCTAAAATGAACAACTCTGTTGAACATGATGATGAGGATACCATACAAGAGAAGAGTGCAGCATGGCAGAGGAAAGAAGGTAAGAATCCTACTGGTGGATTAAATGCCAAAGGTAGGAAGTCATATGAAAGAGAGAATCCTGGTTCTGATTTAAAAGCACCACAACCAGAAGGCGGTCCTAGAAAAAGATCCTTCTGTGCTCGTATGGGTGGAGTAAAAGGACCAATGAAAGATGAGAAAGGTAGACCAACTCGTAAGGCACTAGCACTTAGAAAGTGGAAGTGTAACGAAACCACCTCTTTGAAAGATGAACTGTTACGCACAGCACAAAAGAAACACAAAGATGCTAAGAGTTATAAGAAGGTGATGCAACAAGGTAAAGCAGCTAAAGATAAATTAAAAGATCCTAAAGGTATCAGAGGTACATCAAAAGGTAAGTGGGGTTACTACAAAGGCGGTAAGTTTAGACCAGACTAAGTTACATATATAAAGTAACATATTCACGTGATAATCATGGTAAACTTTTTAATGCCCATAGCTATCAGCATCATTAATAAAGCTGTTGATAGAATACCCGATGATCTTGATTCTGTAATCAAAGATTTCCTAATTAAACTACTCAGAAAAGCAGCAGCTAAGACTGGTAACAAAGTAGATGATCAACTTGTAGAAGCACTTCAAAAAGCTCTTCTAGAAGGATAATAGAGTCCATTTTTTTTATAAATAATCTTAGATAGAACAGATTTCTAGGAGTATAAAATGGCACTATATGGAGTTACTGATGCTGACGAAGCGAAACCAAAGTGGGCTGTAAGAGGTGGTGCTGTTGATCCATCTAATATCTTTGCAACTGCTGATGGTTGGGTTTTACGACACTATAAAAACGCTGCAAAAACCGCATTCTGGGATGAGATATTAGTCTCAGTTGATGGTCTTGTAGGTGCTGGTGGTCGTGGTACAGATACCGTTGGTAACGCTGACATCACTGCTGTATTCTTTGAAGAGACAACATACGCTGCTGCTGCAACAGGATCAGTGGTTGTTATCTATAACGAATTAGTTGATGTTACTGCTGGTGCTACTCTTGTAGTTACTAACACAACAGACAGTGCTTCTATTACTGCTACATATGCTAGAGGAACAGGTACAAACCGTATCGAGTTTGACTTTACTGCTGCTGCAGCAGATAAGGTTCATACAATCGGTGCTCAAACAATCTCTGGAACAATCAAGGACGCAGGTACAAACACTGCATCCGATAAGGTATTCGTTCTAGGTGATACAATAGGTGCTGGTGGTTCTGGTTCTACTAAGACAATTACTACAACTTAATATAAATGAATTTTGACGAACTGAACGAGGAAACCTTCGTTCTATTCGCCATTAAGCATTATGAAAATCCTCATTGTGTTACACGTGAGGATTTTGATGAAGATATGAAGCGTTTCAAATACTTGAAACGTCTTTTAAGACGTTATGTTAGAGGGGGTCCGTTGAGGACTCATCTTATTATCAACCATCTTATTATCTTATATAATGTTTTTGGTGAAGCGACTACACCTCTACTCTTTTACAAGTTAGAGAGAGAATACTGGGGTATCATAAAGACTATACTAATCTATTTGAATAAATACCCAATAGGTATGCTTCCAAAACTGGAAGTAGACAATGACATTCAAGAGGAGCTCGACAAGATATGAATGAAGAATTACAAACAACAGGTTCGACTCCTAGTGCTGCAGGATATAGTGAGAAGTCAGATGCATCTGGTCCTGTAGCAGGTGTATCACCTCGCATGAGGATGCGTGCTAAAATAAAAGATATAAAGAAACTCGTAATGCCTGGTAACAAAATGAAAGAATCGATTGATCGTCTTAATCCTGGTGGAACAAATAGATTATTTCAGTACAAATTGACCATACCAGAGGTCGGTGATACTATAGTCTATGCAAGTTCTCCAGCAGAACTAAGACAGAAGATGAGAATGCTCATCAACCCTCGTTTCAGAGGTGATGTAGAGATTGAAAGGATATTTCCTGGTCAAGCAGCACAGTATTTCATGCAGAAACGTATGAAGTTCATGAGGAATGAAGCAGTTGATAAGGAGAATCAACAGATGGCACAAGGTAAGATTGCCATTGAGAAAAAGAAAGTATTACTTAAGAGACAAGCACTTCAAAAGCAACTGCAATTGAAGACACAGAAACTTAAGAAACAAGTGAGAGCAGGTGCAGAGCAAGACGAGACAAGGTAGAACTGGTGATGGATGTTAACTCTGCGATTTTAGAACGGTTAGAAAAAGTTGTCTCAACCTTACAGGAAAACTCTGTAAAGATGGGGCAACTTCTTGCTGTACACAATGAGAAATTAGATAAGCAAGATAGAATAGACGCAGTATTATTTGAGAAGGTTGAGAGTCTTCATCGTGAAGTAAACAGACAATCAACGGAGATAAAGAAAGGTTGTGAAAGAGATATCAGAAAAGTCGATGAGCGTCTTAGAACGATGGAAAAGAAAATGTGGTCTATCTTTGGTGGTCTTGCTATTATATCTTTCATGGTTAGTCCACTTGGTCAAAAAACAATTCAAACCTTGACAGACTCAAATCGAAGTGCTATGATGGATGCATCCATAATCCATCTTAGTGTCTGAGTTTGTTGATGCACATTATGTGACGCTCCTTTCTGGTAGACTGGATAAGTTTACAAGGAAGAAAGCAGATCTATACAACTTCCGTTGTCCTTACTGTGGTGATTCACAGAAACATAAGAGTAAGGCAAGGGGGTATTTTTTTCGTGTCAAGGCAGATATGGTATACAAATGCCATAACTGTGGGGTAGGTAGGACGTTATCAAACTTCCTTAAAGATCAAGCACCTGATCTTCATGATGAATATATCATGGAGAGATATAAAAAGGGTACTACTGGTAAAGGATCTTATGTTCCTAAACCAAAATTTAAGAAACCAGTATTTAAAAAGACTGGTGATCTTGAAAGTATTGCTGAGCTAAATACAAAGCACCCTGCAGTAAAATATTTAAGTGATCGAAAAATTCCTGAAGAGATTTACGGAGAACTCTTCTATACAGGAAGATTCTATACTTGGTCAAACACGCAAAAACCATCATTCACAGAAGTCACTAACGATCAACCTCGCATCATTATCCCGTTCATTGATGAAAGTGGAGAATGGTTTGGATTCCAAGGTCGATCCCTCGACAAGAGAGACCGACTCAGATATATAACTATCATGTTGGATGAAAATAAACCAAAGATATATGGACTCAATAGAGTAGACAAAAATGAAAAAATCTATGTGGTTGAAGGACCGTTTGACTCGCTCTTCTTGGATAATTCCATTGCGATGGCTGGGTCTGACGTTGATAGCAGGTCGTTTGGTTGGAGCAATTATATTTGGGTTTATGATAACGAACCTCGTAACAGAGAAATCGTCAACAGGATCACAAAAACAATCGATAGAGGTGAGTCAGTAGTAATCTGGCCACAGGATATTGAGCAAAAGGACATAAACGATATGGTCTTAGCTGGACATAACGTTCAGTCAGTGGTAGAATTAAATACGTACCAAGGACTGGAAGCACAAATCAAATTAACCGAATGGAAAAAGGTATGACCCCGAAGGATATTAAAGTTGTTAAGAGAGATGGTGAGAACACACCTCTTGACCTCGAAAAAATTCATCACATTGTTGAACATGCTTGCAGAGGACTTGCAGGTGTGTCTGAATCACAAGTTGAAATGAATTCTGGTCTTCAGTTCTTTGATGGTATTACCACCAAAGACATTCAAGAGATTCTTATTCGTTCTGCTAATGATTTAATTACATTAGACAATCCTAACTATCAATACGTTGCTGCTAGACTCCTTCTATTTGGATTAAGGAAAGCAGTTTACGATGGACATCCAGATAAGCATCCTAAACTTGTAGACCTTGTTAAGGCATGTGTAGATAAGAATGTTTATGAGGCAGATATATTAAATAAATTTACAGATGAAGAATGGGAACAGTTGAATGGGTATATAGATCATGACCGTGACTACCTCTTTACCTATGCAGGTATCAGACAGGTAGTGGATAAATATCTAGTACAAGATCGTAGCACTGGAGAGGTGTTTGAGACACCACAGTTCATGTATATGATGGTTGCTGCTACATTATTTCAAAACGATGACAAATTCTACCGACTAGAGTATATCAAAAAGTATTATGACGCAATCTCCAAACACAGAATCAACATCCCAACCCCCATCATGGCAGGAGTTAGAACCCCCATTCGCCAATTTGCAAGTTGTGTTCTGGTTGATATTGATGACACCCTCGATAGTATCTTTAGCAGCGATATGGCTATTGGCAAGTATGTCGCTCAAAGGGCAGGTATTGGTATCAACGCGGGTCGCATCAGGGGTATCAACAGCAAAATCAGGGGTGGAGAAGTTCAACACACAGGTGTTATTCCCTTCCTTAAAAAACTTGAGTCAACTGTCAGATGCTGTACTCAAAACGGCATCAGAGGAGGGTCAGCTACTGTCCACTTTCCTATCT